TGTGCAAGCTGTGGATAATCTGTTATTGCATCAAAATGGGCACCATTCATATCTATTAATGACGGAATGCCCTGATTATTGAATGTTTCGCATATGATGTCCAAGAACGCTCCAAGAGCAACTGCGAACAGTTCTGTTTTATCTTCGCTCAGTGCAAAGCTTCCTGTCTGCTCATGCCCCAGCATGATGAAATCCGCCATAACAGTTTGAGCAATCTTTGCATCATATCTGTTAATTATGGCATTGGTGTCAAACTGTCTGGTTCCGCCAGTGCTCAGAAGTTCAGCTTCATATCCAAACGGAAGAACAAGTCCTTCATATTCGTTTCTGCGGATGTTCTTGACCATGGATGTAAGTGCTGCATTAATAGATACCAATTCAGGGTCTTTATCGTCCCATATGTCTACACCATCTGGTGCGTGCAATACCGGAAGTCCAGCAAGATCTCTTTCAATTCCAATCGCTTCAATTTCCTGTATCCTTCTTTTGAAGTACCAAGAACGATACGCATTTCTTAGAATACTCCTGCCCTCCGGATTATCTTTTATGCTCTCTGTTCTGAACAACATTGCTTTGTTAATCGGAATAGTGAGCAACCCGTAATCCGGTGGAGGTTGCTGAGTCATGCCGATCAGGTTGTCTTTATCGTCATATTCCCATCTGTACAACGTGTCCTGCGCCCTGGGCGGAATCTTCTGCCATCCAATCAGTCCATCGGAATATTTACTTGATGTTTTTTGGTTTTTTGTTTTTCCCATCCTGCGCTTGTATACAATTTCATGAAAGCTCCAACCGTATGCGAGAAATGATAAAATCTCTGAGATGGTGTCAGTCCATGTATTCTGCATATCGTCCATACACGATTCTACAAATTCTGCTGCCTCTCGATCCTTTGCACTATCGCCACCCGGCTCAACATGCCATTTAACCTGGCGAATCAGCATCTTAATGGCAAACATTATCGCTCCAATCGTATCGTCATTATCCAACATTTCACGATATGTCTTTATGCCTCTTATTCCAGACAGCTCAGGAAGAAACTCTTCATTAAACACGCCTTCCCAGCGTTTCTGTCCAATCCGTCCATACTCTTTCATCTTCATCACCTCTCTTTCTGGCTATATCAGCCCCAATAATTATCTTTTGACAATTTCTTCATCGTGCCAACACTTGGTGCACTACCGGTATGCTTCTTAATCTTTCCGAGATATAATGCCAACGCAAGAGCATCTGCCCGGTCAGGAGAATCAAGTCCTCTTTTCTTCATTTCCTTTTTTGGTTCAATCTCAAGCTTTCCATTACTGGCCATGGTGTATTTTCTGGAAGAAAGCTGACCAATCGTCTGCTCATCGTCTTCAATAACAATCTGTTTGTTATCAAGGAGATCTCGCATACTGGCCCACATAGCGGTAGTCAGGTTATTGTACCTTTCAGCTGCGTCTTTACCTGCTGCCGTATCAGTCTCAATCTTTTCAGCGGCATTTATCGGGATAACTTGCATCTTGTACAGCTTTTGTTCTTTCCGGACTTCCTTTAGTCGGTCAGTGACGCCTCCTCCAAGTCCTGTATCATCAATCTGCACATATACCTTGCTTTCATACGTTGGATGTTCTCTGTATATCTTCTTGAATTCCTGTACGATATCCCCTACAGTGGCCATCAGGTTCTGTCCTCGCCTGTTCCGGACTATTTTGCAATGACCATGATAATTACGATATATGATCGTTTCATCATCTCCGAAACGGGCCACATCCACCCCCAATGATACAAACTGCATTCCGTCCGCATCATCAAGTTCTAGCAATTTGCTACTGCACTGCTCGATCAGGCTTAACGGAATAAATACATCATCTTCCTGATTCGGAAATTCTCCCCGAACACGAACACGGACCACGTTAGAATCCCATCCGTATTTTCTAACAAGAGAATCTATGTTCTCTTTATTTGTTCTGGTGCTGTCCATAGAAGAAACCGTATGGCATTTGTACAATGCCCTGTCTCTTGTATGGGAATCATAAAAGGTTCCAGATGTCTTTGTTGGGTTTCCGCACAGAAGAAGTTTATTGTTTGCTCCAG